TTACCACCTGTTTGGTGTTTGTATGCTTTTCTTAAATCTTCGTATGAATTATTAATGTTGGTTGCATTGATTAAATCACCAACTTGTACAGATTGAGTTATAAGTGTTTGTCCATATCCAGTATCACCTGAACCATTTCCTAACACATTGTCTATTTGTTGTCTTAAAGTGTTGAATCTATTTGCTGTTACTAAAGCCATTGTATTTTATTCCTACTAATTATTTATTAAACGTAGTGCGACCTCAACTAATTTTGTGGATGTATCTGAATTTGATTCTAATGCAAAGCCAACCAATTGTCCTTTTTTGGTAGTAGTTCCTACACCTAAGTCTGCGGCGTATATTTTTTCACCTTTTTCAACTGCGCCTGTAACTTTTACTGGAACACGTCCAACAAAAGCAATTGCTTGTCCTTCAGCGTCTTTGTTCATTAAGAAACCAGGATTACCTGATATAACTCCAAACACGTTGCCACCAAATGGACCACCATCAAAAAATGCTGTTGTTTCTGCGTCACCGCCAATTGCCATTACTGTTCCAACTTCATATTCTTTATCTGTTGTGTAGATCTCAGCCAAGTCAGCATAAGAAGCCGATGTTGCCACACCGTCAAAAGTATTTGCTACAATTTTTCCTGTGCCATCTCTTAATGCCACTGTGTTGTTCACTGCTGTTGTTGAACCTAAATATGTTGTTGCACCAAAGTCTATACCTGAAGCACTGTCCGCCAAACCTTTAAAATAATTTGCGTGTACTTCATACCATTTGTCAGTAACAATACCTAAACTTTTATTTCCAGTTCCTGGAATAATTCCTTCTGTACTTACAAAAGCAATCTCATTAACTGTGCCGGTGTCATTGACTTTTAAAGAAATTTTACTGCCTATCTCGTTAGCAATGGTTCCGTCTGTTCCGTTTTCAATTGAAACTTTTAAATCGTTTGAATCACCAACAGTAAATCCTACATCACCAAATCTTACAATGCTAGAAAAAGCACTTGCTCCTGCTTTGATGTAATCAGATGCTAAAAATCCACCTAATCTATCTGAGTCTGATGCTGTACCATAAAATCTATGATCAGTGGATGTAACACCATTTGTTGTTGATTGTGTGTTTACTAATGTTATACCTTTTTTAACAACATCAAATCCTGTTATTGTGTTGCTTGGATCTGCTGTACCAATTGTAAATTCTGTTGAACTGAATAATAATACAGTGTCGTTATTAATTTTACCTTCAATAATAATTTGATTAGCATTTAGACTGTCTTTAATTTGTCTTGAAACAAACTGAGTAACTGAACTTCCTGTTCCTTGTGGACCTACAAGAATAAAACTTGTTCCGTCCCAAGCATACAATTGACTGTTTGCTGAATCCCACCAAAAATCTCCAGTGGTTAATCCTGCTGGTGCAGTAGTACCTACTTCAGCACCGCCTGTTGTTCTGAATTTTGTTCCATCATAAAACTTTAATTTGCTTGAAGATGTGTCAAACCATATTTGACCACCCAGTGGACGACTTGGTTGACTGCCACTAGCAAAGTTTTCTAATAGGTGTAAGAAGTTTTCGTTTTGAATTTCACCGTAACCAGCATAGTTTTTACCTATAAAACGTAGATTACTTGTATTATCAATAGTACCGTCTTCTACAGTTGCTATCAGTGTTCCATCAAATTTGTTAACAATATATGCCATAAATCCCTTTGTTTCTTATATTTATCGTCCTACGGAGTTAATGTTAGTGTTATTTCTCTATCAAATGTCCAAGCACCGCCATTAACACCAAATTGTAATAGTTTTCTTGTAGGAGCAAAAGTGATTGATCCTGTTACATTTGATGCATTAGATAACTCTTCTATCACCTGTTTATTCGCCGCACCCACCGTTGGAGTTCTTTCCACTGTACCAACTGTACAAGTGGCTCCGCCCCAGCCTGCCGCTGAAGTGTCTAAATTGATTGTGAAACTCACAAAGTTTGGAGATTCTGCTGGGAATTCTGCCGCCTGTATTGTGTAGTTGCCATCTATGTTTGCTGTAACACCATTTACCACAGTTGTTCCTGTAATCACAACTTGTTGTGCACCTTCATAAAAATGCGAAGCAGTTGTTGTAATTTTTGTTGTTGTTCCTAAATTAGGATCTTGTGCACCAAACGTAACACTTTGTATTGTTCTTTGTTGTACAGTGATTGTTTGGTCAACCTGTGTAAAGTTTTTCAATCCTGAAAAATCAATTGTTGGTATTGTGAAACCACCGCCAACACCGTAATCAACTGTAAGTACTCTTGCCAAAGCACCGTCGCTTCTTGCTGGAATCACACTGTTAACAAACACACCTAATGGTGGTTCTGCAGAACCACTTCCGTATCCTGCAACAGGATAAAGTGATTGTAAAACTTCTCTTGTGTTAAGATAATTATTTCCCACAGTGTTTTGTGTAAAACCTGAAACATCTAATTGTAAACTTATAATTGTAGATCCGTCTGTGTATTCTTTTGTAGCAACATCTGAAGCATTAATTGGTGTTCCAACGCCTGTAATTCTTTTGCTACTTAAAACTTCTATAGCCGCTGTGTCTGAACTTAATTTTAATGACTGTGCATTTTGACTAGTGATTGTGGATCCGTTAATATTAACATCATCTACATTTAAATTTACCAAAGTTCCTACTGATGTTAATGATGATCCTAAAACCGAACCGCCTAAAGCAGTTTCTGTTAACACAGTGTTTGTATTAATTTTGATACCTCTACCAACAGCAAAATCTAAATATTCAGAACTTGTCCAAGCATCTGTACCGTCTGCCCAGGCAAATGTTTTATCACCGTCTGTAGATTTTAAAGTTATTCCGCCACCATCTGCTCCAGCATCGTTAGTTGTTGCACCTGAACTGGAAAGATTTAATTCTATGTTTTTATCTTCAACTCTTAAAGTAACTGTGTCAACTGCTGTTTGTGTTCCGCCTATAGTTAAATTTCCATCTATGATTGCATTTCCACCTACGTGTAAAGTTGCTGTTGGAGTTGCTTTGTAAATTCCAACTGCTGACGCAGAAGTGTCTATTTTGAAAGCAGAAATTTCAGCAGGTGTTCTTACTTTGATTTCTACATCTTGATTTGATAGTTGATTTGCTATTGTGAATGCATTGTTAGTAAATTCTAATTTTGTATTTTGGTTTAACCCAAGAGTCAATCCTGCATTGTTTTGAATTGTAAGAGCACCTGTTGTTGTATCATCACTGTCTGATACCAAGTACTGATCTGCTGTACGAACAAAACCATTACCGTCTACTAATGATTCAGCAATTGTGGCTGTGCCTTTGTATTTGTAATCTGTTCCTACTGTGTTAAAACCTTTTACTATTGTTCCTGTTGGATTAGCCGTTGTAACTAAATCAGTAATTACTTGTGCCGCAACTGGTGTAAAAGTTGCATTTGAATGAACTCCAACAATGTTACCACCTACAAACATTTTAACCACTGTTTGTGTAATGTTTTGTGTGTCAAGCACACTTGCTACTTGGTGACCTGATGTTCCTTGTGCTGTAGAATAATCAGGACCTACTAATTGTAATCTTGTACCATCATAAAAATACAGTTGGCTTGTTACACTATTGATCCAAAGATCACCTGCAACCATGTTAGGTTGTTGCTCTGCAACTGTTGTTCCGCCTGATGATGTAAATGCTGTTCCGTTATAAACTTTTAATCTATTCTCTGCTGTGTCAAACCAAAGTTGTCCTCTTAATGGATTGATCGGAGCAGATGCGTTAGCAAAGTTTTCTAATATTTGTATAAAGTTTTCATTTAATACTTCACCAAAACCTGAATAGTTTCTTCCTATCAGTGTAAGATCACTGGAAGTGGTATCTAATTGACCGTCAACTAAATCTACAAGTAAACTGCCGTCAGTTTTATTCAACCTATAACTCATTATGCTCCTCCAGTATATATGATGTAGTTTAATGTTAAGTATGGATTCATCACATCCATTGCTTGTCCTATTGTTCCGTCTATGCCACCTGAGTTAGGTAATTGTTGAGCACCATCGGTATTTGATAAATCTGGTCCGCTTGTTGTTGTTACTTCTGGATCTGTAGAAGCACCTGCAATGTTTCTACCTGCAAAGAATTGATCTCCATTGTCTGCTCTTAAATCGTGTTCGTGATCTGGAAGATTTTCTTTCGCAATAGTTTTTGTTTCGTTACCAGCACCTAAACCTAATCCATCTGCTACAGGTGATGTCACTCTGTCTGCAGAACCTTGTCCTAATCCAGGATTGCTCATGTTGTCTTTACCTAATGGAAATCTACCACGCATATCTGGTAATTTAAATACTGCAGAACTACTTGGAGTTCCATACTGCGTTCCTATTGCTTGAAACAATTGATTATAAACTGATCTTTGTAATTCAGCACCATCACAAAATAACCAGTCTGTAGGAGCAGTTGCTCCAGCAAAAGGCATCATTGATGCTACTGGTGGTGTTGGTATTGCGTTAGTGATTGCTCCAACCGTTGTTTTAAAAATTCCTGTTGTTCCTGCTGTTCTGTTAATGATAATTTCATCTGCAACATCGCTAGTGGTTGTTAATGTTTGATTACCTATGAATGAATTGTTTATGCTTGTTGTAAAAGTTTTTGTTGTTCCACCAGTTTGTCCGTCAAACGAAACATCTACTGCTGTAACATCTCCTGCCAATCTAAATGTTGTTGCTTGAGCAAGTTTATCTGCAGAAGTGGCACTTGTAGCATTTCCTGTGATACTACTTGTTACAACACTGCCTGCTTGTATTTGGTTGGCGTATACTGTATTGTATCTGTTTGTAGTTGATCCAAGATTATAAGTTAAGTTTTGTGAAGGTAAAACAGTTTGTGCTGTTATGTTGCCAGCAAATGTTCCTGCTCCACCTACGTGTGCATCAAGAGCCACACCTAAACCACCTTTAGAAACAATTGCGCCTGAACTTATATTGATTGATGGTGATGTGCTGTTTGATACTATTGTACCTGATGATAAAATATTTCCTGTAACATCTAATGCTTCATTTGGATTTGTTTTATTAATACCAACTTGTTGTTGTGAACTTATTCTCATCACAGTTGATACTGAACCACCACTGTTTAATCTAAAGTCTATTTCTTCATCTTGTGTTCCTAATTGAATTATACCTGCTTGATTTTCAACAAACATTTTGAATGTTCCAGCGGCACCAACTTCTATACCTTCGTCAGTTTTAATTTTAATAGGAAAGTCAGTTAATGATGTTGTGTCTGATCTTAAAAAATTTCCTGCGGCAACTGTTGTGTTACCAACTACT